ATACGGAAGCATGGATAGCAGCAGGTTCAAATCCAAGCAATGCTGGTGATTATTATACAGAACCTAAACTAGATGGTTATTCTATTGGAACAGTTTTACCAATCCTAAAAGAAGGTGTCGATAATTATGGTGATCTAGATGGAGATTTAAGCTCTAGATATCCAGGATTTATTAAATGTGAAGGTCAGAGTTTAGATATTACTCAATATTTTATGCTATTTGATGTGATTGGATATAGTTATGGTGGATCTGGATCTAATTTTAATCTTCCTGACTATAGAAATAGAAGAATATGTGGTATTGGACCAGTTGATAACCAAAGAGGAAACTCTGCTGCATTGCCAACAGATACTGGTGGAATTGATGTTCCAGGATCTGAGGGTGGATTCTGGTATTTTAATAAGATTGGTTCTCGTGGATCTCAACCATTAGATCAGGTCCAAGGTGTTGATGCTGGATTGGAACCAGGAAGTTTAGATAGTGATTATTTCTCTTTGGGAACAGTTAGACTATCTGGATTGAGCACTATAACTGAAATTATTGCTTTTGTAGTAAATCCAAATGGATTTGTAACTGCACAAATTGGTCCTTTATCATCAGTTAAAGTAGGTGTGCCGCAACATGATCATATGTACATATCTGCAGTTACTGAAAGTGATCGTGGTGATCCATTACTTAGATGGGGTGGAACTTCTAGAGGATTGATGGGCACAAATTCACAAGCTAGTTATAGTACAGCATCAGCAGAGAATTCTGAAGAAATTTGGCAAGAATGGGTTAAATGGCTTAGTGCTTTGAGAAATTTCAAGCAGGAAATTATCAAGTATTTGGGTAGTGAAGAAGCATATGAAACATGGGTTAGAGCAAATTTTCCTTCTAATGACCCAGTAAACGAAGAACCACCAACATTCTCCATTGACTTTTCACCTCTCGAATCATCTGATTTTGGTGATACTTCTGATGACGACGAGTTTGATATTGAATTCTTGACATGGTGGTTATCTCCTATTGCACCATTAGCAAGTGCTACATTAACAGAGACAGGATCAGCACCCCGTACTCAGGGTTCTAGCAGAAACTGGGGTTGCGTATTTGATACACAACCATCAACATTTAGAATTGATAATTATCTTTCTACTGCAACTGGTACGGAAACATTAACACACCGTCATTTGCTAACTGAAAATCCTGTTACTAATATCCAAGCAGATTTTACTGGTGGTAATTTAAATGATGAAGGTTCTAATACTAATGGTCTTGGATCTGGTCTAGGTGGTGGAATTGCTGGATCTTTACTAACCTTTAATATATGGTGGTCTAATAGATATGTTGACGAAAATGGCAACGGCGTACCAGGGGGTGGTGGTGTTGGTGATGGTTCAGGTGGAATATTTTTCCCAGGGGGTGCTGGTAATTGGTCTTATAGACAAGCTGGTGCTAGTGAGTGGACTAGTGCAACTGACGAAGAAACCAGGGATGAAGATATGCTTGGTGGCAGTGGATCTGGTATGCGTTTAAGAATAACATATCAAGCATGGCCTTCTCCTTCAGGTGGTGTTGGAAACGATACTAGAATACGTGTTGATCAGATTCTAAATGCTGGTTCTGGTTATTCTGTGGGAGATATACTTTCCACTCAATACTGGAATGATTTTGCTTCAAGTAGTAATAGGATAATTGAAGTTGCTGCAGCTGGCGATGCAGGAACTGGTGGTGCAGCTGCACAAATTAATGTCAATTTCACTCAGAGTGATATTTTTATGGATCTTACTGAAGGTATATTTAAATATTCTAGTGCTTTCAAAAGACCATTCCCTGATGTTATAATGAGACCACAAAGACAAGTTCCAATTCTGACCCCATTCCACAAATCTAAATACATTATCAAAGCATATTAATTATTACAATATAACATGATTGAAGATTATAGACCACTTGAATTGATGTTAAATCCAAAATTAACAAAATCAGAATTTAATGATTTTATTGGTGTTTGGCCTAACTTTCTTCCTAAACCATTATGCAATCAATTGATTGAACATGCAGATCAGGTAATTGATAGTGCATGTATTTACTCTCCTGATGCTGAGTTAACTCAAGAAGGAGAAAGTGTTGTAAATTCCTCAAAATTTTATGGTGGAGATTTAAACAGAAAAGATTTTGCTTTTATGTTAGATTATTCTAACAGATTGCGTGCAGAACAAGTTAATAGTATCCTTCAGTCGTGTTTAAAACACTATATGACTCAATATCAATCATTGAAACAGGTTGGTTTAATTTCGACTGACATTAAGATGCAAAAAACTCCCCCTGGTGGTGGTTATCATCTTTGGCATCATGAAAATACTGATGTACCACATCAATACAGAGAACTTGTTTGGATGATATATCTAAATGATATGCCAGATGGTGAGGGTGAAACCGAATTTATGTATCAAAGACGTAGAATTAAACCCACTGCTGGTACTGTTGTTGTATGGCCTGGTGGATTTACACATGCACATAAAGGTAATACAGTTCTCACTACAGATAAATATATCATAACAGGATGGTATATCAAACTTCGCTAAACTCCTATGGAATCTAGAAAACTGCTCATCGAAATTGATTTCATCAATAAGATGATATTACCACAATCTGAAATTACTCGCATAGATGGTATTAATACTACCAAATTTGCTGTACATTTAGGTCAAAAACAAGAAATTGATGAGGATCTTATTGAGAAATTTTTATCTAATGTTGTTGATGAGTTTTGGCATACTGACAAAGATAAATTGGATTTCTTCCAACTATACAGTGATGGAACATATTTTTGTCAAAGACAAAAAATGCAGTATGACTTTAAAACTGAGTCAACTTATTACAGCACTTATAGTTTTAATGGCGCAACTGTTGAACAAGCAGAAGAATTTTGTAAGCAATGCCACAATTTCCTCTATGTTGTCAGTGAACTAAAGAACATAAAAGTCGAGGGAATTGTCAAGGAGATTGACAAGGAAGTTCTTCTTTATGAGAAAAGGTATTGGAAACTTAAGAGACAAAAAGGAGAAATGCTTATCAATTCTGATTGGAGAGTTTTATCTGATATTGAAGAAGAATATGATGGCGAAAGAGCAAGATGGATTGCTTGGAGAAAGTGGATTCGCACACAAACTTTACTCAAACCAGAAGATGAGAGATTTGGTGGATCTGGTTTAAACTTCTTCAAATATACTTATGAATTGAGGTGGCCAATCGATCCAAATAACTATCTTAAAAAGTATCCAAACGGTAAGTTAGAAGATGGTGTAACTGATGCACCTGAATATATGGATGTTAATGACCCCATACAGTGGACTAAGCATGATTCTGAAGCATCTACGGACTTCTTTCATCAAAGAGAAGAAAACATGTATATGCTTTCTAGCAGACATAAAATTGTTAACAGGAAAGTTAGTAATGACGTGAAAAATATGATGAAACTTATGGGCATTCAAGATATTATCCTTCCTGAAGATTGGGAGAAATTCTATGTTTACGACTCGGAACTTGATGAATGATATATGAAATTGATCTTTTAGATGATGCACAACTTGAATATATTAATACTTACTTTAATCATCTACAATTTGAAGACGGCAGATCTAGTAATCTAGGTAAAGTTATTGATAAAGTATGTAATAGTGCATATAATGGTCCTGGATATAATGAATTAAATAATTATTGCATACAACTTCTCTATGCAAAAATGAGTACATATCAGATTAAATGTCCATCACAGATATACTTTTCAGAATATCCTACTGGAGGAGTGTACTCAAATCATGTAGATAACAATCCTATCGGTGGTGTTAATGCTCATTATAGTATGACATGTTTTCTTAACGATGATTATGAAGGTGGTGAATTAGTGATACAGATAGGGGACACTGAAGTACCTGTAAAATATAAAGCAGGTAAGGCAGTATTATATCCACCAAATCTTGTTCATAGAGTAAATAAAATTACATCTGGATCAAGAAAAGTATTTTGTTGCTGGATGCAGTCTACTATAGAAGACTCTTTCACACGAGATTGGGTTGTTGATTATGGTAGATACTTAGACTCTCTTCATGATAGAGTACCTAGAGATGTACTTGGTAGACTTGATAGATTTAGAATGAACTTGGTGAGAGAACATGGAAACTTTTTCTAAAGAAGATATTGTTGTTTATAATGATTTCTTTGATGTTGGAGACTATAAAGTCATCTTAGATTACCTGAACAGATCAAGATGGAGATGGGGTCATGGTTCACTTCCTGATGATCATCCCAACAAATCAGAATTTAACACACCATTCTGGATAATGGACTTAGAGCGTGATTATTTTTTTACTGATTATCTTCTAAATATTATTATGGAGAGCACAGATCAGAAATATGCTATCACTGGTTGTTATTGCAATGGCCACACATATGGCACTTCTGGTAATTTCCATGTAGATTGGTATGATCCTTCAGGAAGAACTGTTCTTCTATATGCAAATGATATTTGGAAACAAGAATGGGGTGGTAAAACAGCATTCAATCTAGGTGATACATACCATTACACTGAATTTGTTCCTAACTCAGTTGTAATATTCCCAGGAATGATACCACATAGATCAGAAGGAACATCTAGATTATTCACAGGTCTACGTAAAACAGTTGCTTGGAAACTCGTACTAAAATGAACACAAATTACGAAGTATTTTATTTTGATAACTTTCTAGAAAAGTATGCACTTGCTAAAGGTAAGGCAGTTGTAATGTTAAGATCTTATGGGTGGAATAATAGCAGTAATGTTGATGCTATCAATGCCTCGTATGAACTGTATAAAGACATTCTACCTACTGATATGTGGACTGCATTAAAAAATTCTGAACATGTCTTTATGGAAGTTGATGATATAGATGATACTTTGCTTTTCTTGGAGAGTAATTTGCCTGACAGTCAAGCGACAACAACTACACCAGAGAATTATATCTTTTATTCTTTGTGTACTGCCCAAGGACAAATAATTGCGAATAACGAATAATGTTTTCCGATAGATATAAAGTCATTGACAAATATAGTCTGACTACACTAGAGAAAGTATCTACTATTGAGATCATGCCAAGGAGATATACATCTCTTGTAGATTCGGCATATCTTCCTGTGCTTGACGGTGAAGTTAAATTAAAGATGAACAAGTTTTTTGATTTTCATCAAGAATATACTCACGAATTCGCTCTTGAAACTGATAAAAATGTTCATATCGAACATAAAGATGGTGATATTATAGAATACTTTCTAAGATATCCTATCCAATGGGACACATTGAAACCAATCTGGAATAAATTTGTTAGGACTACTGGTCTTGAACAAATCAATGGGATCAGATCTAAGATTGATTTAATGACTAGTGTTACTGATTCACCATATACTAGGTTATGTGGTGCGTCTTATGATACAAATGGAGACTTTACTGGTGTTGTCATGTTTGATAACACATATGACTTGCATGAATATGAAAACGATTTTTTGGCAAAAGTAAATGAATTGCCTGCAAAACAAGGTCAATTTTGTAAAGGATTTGTAATTTTAAAGACAAACAATACAGATATATCATATAGAATTGAATATACTATTTTTAACACTATTGATAAAGAAAAAAGAGAAATTGTTAATGATACTAATGATATTGCACACAGTTTCTTAGAACTGTTTTATAGAACTGAAGGATTAAATTTATTAACTGATGAACAAAGAGATTTTGCTGCATCATTATTGACAGGCGATTCTTGGTTTGATATTGAATTTTTGATCGGACAAGATGGAGAGTGTAAGGACATTTTCTTCCTTCATCATGTAGTAAATGCGTTTGATGACTTGACAGCAGGTTGACACCTGTGCTATGGTAGCAGAGCGTCCGTCGAACCCCATGGATTGGAAGAGTACCACAAAACACGAGAAACGTAAAGATGCGTTCTATATCTTTTACGAGAGCGTTCTTAAACCAGACTATCAGCTACGTCAGGACGCACATGATCAGCAATGCTATCATGAACTGCTAGAATGGCGTAGTGAGATCATCAAATACCTTGACAAACGTCGCAATGAAGACTTTAATGAAAACTGAAATCAACTGGAACCATGAGTATTCAAAACAGCGCAAAGATCGTATGCAAAATGCGATCGATGATTATCTCAACGATGATAAAGTATCAGCACGACAAGCGCATGAAGAGATGCTATCTGGCGTCGATGATGTGATAGAATACCACAAGAAAGCATATTGTCGTGCTATGTCTCTTAGAGACTACATGACTGGCAACACTGCTCTCAACCTAGAACACCGCATTCCTGAACGCTACTAATGACTGAAGAAGAATTTAAACAAACAGTTGAAAACATGTTGACAATCCAGAGCAACAGTGATCATAACTTTAATGTGATACAGAGGAGACTTGATTCTATTCAACAGCAACTAAATGATTTGAATGACCTCAAGGAGATGTTCCGTCTTCCTAAACCAGAGAACAAAAATCGTCAACCATTTGAAGAGGTTGACGGGTGAAGTTTACTCGTGGTATGATGGTTCAGTATCACACCACTAAAGGGTGGGTAGATTTTATTGGTGATCAGTATATCACCATTTGTTATGTCGATCGACCTGACCCAACATGTCGTCATGGTCGTTATCAGTCAACTTTATGTGTTTTTCGCGAGTATTGGAATGAAGTATGCAGTTGTGTGGATGAAGAACAAGAAGAAGAGTCAAGCGAAACAACAGGCGGTATTTTATAATCTAGATGATGCTGTTGCATGGGAGCAACACATCAACATGACATTACATGCAAAAACAGAACTCCATCCTATCTTTGGGGACAGTTAACAGACTGGACTAGGGGGTTGACACAGACCTCCAACTGGTGTATATTAGGTTCATGGGAGAGGAAGCGCCCTAAAGACTCCACATTCTATAATCCCACCCATGTAGGTGGCGTCATTCCAATGACTGTAATGTTCAAATCCGATCTTTCAAAAATCCGCATCACACGCCAATTTGAGACAAATATCGCTCTTGCTGAGGGTATTTGTCATACAGCGAGTATCAGTGACGCTGATCTCAAGAAACTGATTAACTTCAAGTCTCTTGATCGTCTTGCTGAACTCCTTCGTACCAGTCGTGAATATATCTATGAGAAGTGCAAAGCAGACTATGAGTTTGCTTTAGCAGTTGCTCATGGTACTGCTATCCTTGCCTCACGTCAAGGTTCAAAGGACGAATCTTACGTTCTTGATCAGATTAACCGTGCCTCTAGTGGTTATGGTATCTACGTACAATCTTTGAACAACCAGGATCTCCGTCCTACAAAGGATGGACGCTTGTTGAACAAAGCAGAGTTTCAAGAGTCTGGTCTTGATAAACTTGAGTGCCTCAAGTCTATCGATGGTGTGATCAACGGCAATGTCGAAGGATATATCTTTGCCAAGATCTGTTTTGGTGAAGGTGGACATCAGGATAATGTGTTCCACGAAGCAGCACACTTTGCTGACTGGGCAGAACAGTATGGTGAGGAAGGCAAAGTATATGTCATCCTCATCGATACTGACCTGACTAACAAGTTTGATCGCCTCAAGTTTAACTACGACTCTGACACAGTTTGGGTCGTTGATCATGTAGAATTTCAACAGCGCCTAGGTATTAACTAAATGATAAATGTGTTTGAAGATTACGAAGCCATAGAAGAGACTTTGAATATAGATGAAATAACTGAACTAGTTCAAAGTTGTACTGATGATAAACCTCGTATATCTGATTTCTTTGATGTAGAACAACTCAAGAAATTATCTCCCGAACCAACAGGTAAGAACTGTAAGTTTGAAGAGTGGATTACACCTAAACGTAGTGATATCTACATTGGAACCCACGAAGATAACACACAAACAAGAGCAGGACTAACTGTCTTTACTGAAGATGTTACTTTGATTGCTGCAAGTGTACAGAAAATTGGTTGGGAATATCGTGTTCCTCAACCATGTGTATCTCTCTTTGAGCAAGAGGTAAATGGGCACTATTACAAATATATTCTTCGTAATGGTCGTCATCGTTACTTTGGCACAGATGAATATGATACTTTCCCCTGTGCTTTAATGAGTGGTAAGAGTGAATATGATCTACAGCGTCTTGGTACTACTGAAAACGCACCTTCTCAACTAGAGAAAAAGCGTGAGTATACAGATGCTGATATCACCAAGATGATTCGCTTAGGCATTGACTGTAAGGCAATCGATCAAACTCTTAATGGTATTGTTGCTGAACTGAAGGGATCATATCCTAAAGTTCATGCTGATAATCGTGAAGTATTTGCTAACAAGATCCTCAATGAAACTGGTGCTACTGCATCATTTGAACCATATAGTGACAGCAGTGTTAAGAAATACTTGAATAAGCACTTTGCTCCTGGTTCTTTCGCAGTTGGTGGTGATCGGGATAACAATGGACGCAGAGGTTATATCCAAGCGTTCAATCACCCTGTTTCTATGAAGCACCTGCAATATATGGTGGGTCAGAGTATCATCAATCACCCTGGAGATCAGCATGTTGTGTATGGTTATCTCAAACCATATGCTTCTATCACTGCTGATGTATGTCTCGCTGACAAAACCAGTCTTCGTAATAGTTACGAAGGATTTATGAAGCGTTATGTGCGTGAGCACTGTCTGCCCCTGGTTGAGTTGTTCCAATCTGGACAATTGAAGGAACCTATGTTAGACTGGTTACCACAAGATAATGCAAACGAGAGCAAAGGCAAGTGGTACTGAGCAAGCAACTTCTGGGTCAGTATTATACAACGACTGACCCATTCAACAACTCCGGTGCATTCCGTTCCTGGTATCAGATGGTGCCCAAGACTACAATCTTGGAACCATTTGCAGGCGCGGGGCACCTTTTTTCGTATGTAAATGCAGAGTGGCATGGATATGATATTGAACCCAATCACCCTGATGTAGAGCATAGAAATACATTTGAACAGTTTCCTACTGGGTACAGAGTGTGTATCACTAACCCACCATACCTTGCGAAGACAGTAGTATCACGTAAGAAACTACCAGTGCAACTAATACATGAGGACATGTATCT